TTAAGGTCTTACCTAAGATAAAATCTCTGAACTTTTTTGTGGAATCAAAATCTAAGTAACTTGGCATTATTTTCTTTTATCTATAAATAGGTATGAACGAGAAATATTAAAGAGTTAAGTAGTCTTTTGCGTCGGAATTTCTTAATATGTCTCTCCAAACGTCTTGACTTTTCACTAATTCTCTTGTTAGTGCGTCACCCATATTCTGTGCGGTAACGTTTAAATTAACATTTTTTGTAGTTTGTGTTGGTTGTGTTGTTTGGGTTTGGGTACCCGAAGATTCTCCTCCAAAATATTTTTTAACTTGTTCTTCAATAGATTTTTTTATGTCTCTTCCTTTGTCTCCCAAATATTCAGCAGCGGCATCGATTAATGGGTTATCCTTTAAAAATTGATTAACCAAATTTTGTGCTCCTTCAATACCTGACTTAATTAAATCAGGATTTTCTTTTAATGTATCGGTAGTAAATTTGTCAAGTTTATCTAAGGCCGTTTTAGTAATATTATCAATCCCACTTTCTCCATCCATACCTCCTCTGACAAATTTTGATGCATTTCTTAATTGCATTTGTACCATTGCCGCCACGTCTCTTCTAATGTTTTCAACATTATCTAATTGATCTCTTGCAATATCTTCAACACTCATTTCTTTAAACTGTTCTCTATTTAATAATAAAGATTTTAAAGTGGCTTCTGATAAGTCTTCTATCGCTTTACCTTGTGTATCTATACCTAATTTTTTCTGTATACTTTCGGGAACATCAATAATCATTTTACCACCTTCCATTCTTGATAGATTGGTTAAAAATTCTTGATCTTCTGGTTTTAAATTTAAGCCTTTACCCATTAACGCAGTACTTGCGGCAAGTCTTTCTTGAGATGCAATGGCGGTCCTTGTTAATTCTTTATAATCAATACCAAGAGTTTTCGCCATTTCCCTCGCTCTTCTTAAATTAACTCCTGATATTTCAAACCTACCTTGTTCACTATTATATGTTGCTAAACTACCGGCAGCCTCAATCAATGCGTCTTGTAAACCCTCAACATTGTTTGTTGCCATGTACATTAATTTAAGTGGGTCATTGAAATCACCTATTGCACCACCTAATACTTGTAAGTTTGCGGATAATTCTATTGCTTTGTCGGGGTCCATAACATTTTCCGCAATTTTAAACGCCTCGCTCATATTGATTCTAAATTCGGTTGCCTTTCTTGACATCTCCGCCAATCCTTGTATACCGTTTTTAAAACCAAACTCATTTAGTTTTTCAATGTTTGATCTTAAATCTGATGTTGTCTTTTTACCTGAAAGTCCTAATTCTAAAGAACCTTTTCCCGCCTTTTCAATGGCTCTTGTTGCTGAACTTGCACCAACACCAATTTTTTCAAATTCCGATATTGCTTGACCTATACCTTTCAAATCACCAATAAACGCACGTGCTGTTGCATATGTACTCTCAATAGTTTTTTGTGAAATTAAATTAAATCGACCCGATTCCTCCATGACACTTTTAATCATGTCTCTCACATTTTCTATACCGTATCCGAATCTAATTCCCGCGGCAACTGAATCATTAATATCGTCTCTTAATGATTTTGATAAATCACCAGCAATACCAATACTTTCATTGATATCTGTTCTAAGTTGTGACTCTCTTTTTAATTGATTTCCAACCTCTGTGGCACCTAATTTTAGTGTTTCAAAAATTGTTTTTATACTAAAACCTTCTTTTTTAATAATATCTAATAAGTTTCCAATACCCACTATTTCACTTTCCGAAAATTGTGATACTTGTGTAGATGTGAACGAATCTATCGCTCCCGATAGGGCACCGGCAACACCACCAGCTATACCCGATCCCGATGATGAGGATGTTTTTGTTGATTTATTATTTCCACCTAAATTTTTTACTGCAGACCTAACATCACTTTTGAATTGATCTTCCTTATTCCCGTAAGTATCTCTAATCTTTTGTAATTCCTTAATAGGGTCATTACTTTTAAGTGCTTCTAATATTCCTGACATAACTATAAATAGATTATTGTTTGTTTTCTATTTCAATTATGTAGTTAACATAGTATCTTCTTAGATAAATTGGCATAGTGAGTAATTCACTATAATTGAAACCTTTTTTAATTAAATATAAAAACTCATCGAGCTGAGTTTTCCTATATTCCATAGAAAGGGCGAAAAAACTCAACCCCGAATCCGATATTAACTTGGATTGTGTCTCCTGACGGGGTGGTTGTTGTTTGGACTAAATCTAATCCAGGTTTGTTATCTCTTACGAATTTTTGAAAATCTTGTGAATCTTTAATTGGTAATGTTTCAATGAAATTTCTAATATTCATTTGATCTTTATTACCTTGTACTGATTTAATCATCATTTCAAGTCTTTTTGTAACAATAGGTGCAACACCAATACCGTTCCAACTAACCTTAATTTGTTCTAAATCGTTTTCTTGTTTTTGTGTTAAGAATTTAAAAGTAACCCCCACTTTAGATTTTTCCATGAAATAAGAATACTCCCCGTTTGAATCTTCAGGTAAATTAAAATCTTTAATTTTTAATGTTGATAAGTCTATTTCAAATGTAAATGGTTCTCCCGTTTTTGGGTCATTTGCTGTGATTTTATATTCAGAACCAAATGCGGTATTTCTCAAAAATATAAGAATTGCTTGTCTATCTTCATCAACAATATCGTCGACATTAATGTCCTTATCTAATATTTTTCTTTTTAATAATTCGTCAACAACCGTATTAGTTGCTACTAAATTCGGTGATGATAAGATATTCTCATCGGCGGCGGTAAGATATGCCACTCGTAATGATTTCTTTTTATTTTGGTAATGAATTCCTTTACTTGGTAATTCAACCACGTCGTATGCGATTGTTGGGTCTATTCTAAATTCTTCCATAGGTATAATTTAACTAATAACTATACCAAAGTAAAGTTTATATAAAAAATAAAGGAGTGTCGTCGAAACAACACTCCAATATAAGCAGATTATTTTTATTATAAGATTAGTAAACTTGAATACATCTATCCATTCTTAAAGAACATGTGATAGAGGCTAAATCATCTCTTGAGTAGTCTAATTCATTGAAGTTCAAGTCAGTAATAAACGCTCCTTGAATAATCCATTTTTCAACTACAACACCTGTTGGGTCAAGCATTTCTAATTCAATATCTTTTTTATATCCAGCAGCATAACCCATTCTACCTGTAACTGATTCCGCATGTAAACGGAACCACTCCATTAAAGCTTGAGACGCTGAAGGACCAATTGGGTCTTTAAATGTCATTCTAATTTCATTCCACTCGAATCTACCTGCAACATATGTTGAGGTGTTCAAGAAAGGAATTGCAACTGAGTTAATTTTTGCTGAAGGTCTAGCCGCCGATGTTACATACCATTCATTGATACCCAAAGATGATGGGAATCTAACGATAAATCGGTTTACTCTTTTCGGTTCGTATGGAACCGGCATTTTCATTAATAAATCTGCCATTTTGTATTTGTTAAGTTTTTTAGTTATTTTTACCTTCTAATAAATATACCTCAAATGGAAATAATTTTTTTTAAGATTATATATCAGAAATAGTTGTTTTTATCAATAATTTTTCGTAGTTTTTTACAAGCCCCAGTATTACCAGTTCCAGTATAAAATTTCTCTAATTATCTATCATTAAATATAAATACTAGTTTAACTAGTTCTAGTATACTGGATTGGGTATAATTGTATAAAAATTATAAAATATGTTTCCACGTGGAACATCTAAGAAATAAGAAAGGGTTCCACAACGGGAACCCTTATCTATTTTATATCTCCTTTTAGATTAGATATTTTCAAATGAAGCTCCTGTTGGAGTAATGATGAACTCTACATCAATAAATTCAAGAGAACGAGTTGGTTTGATATAAATCTTACCTCTCAATGTATTAGCGTCAATGTCCTCAGGATCACTTGATACCGATACACGGAACTCATAAAGACCTCTTTCCTTCTTAATTGATTCCAAAATTGGGTTTACCAATCTTAAGAACTCATTTCTAACCTGTTCGTCATTTTGTTCAAATAACAATCTAACAGCAACCGCAGAAATTAATTTTCTTGCTCTTAAAAGTAATCTTCTTACGTTGATTCTATCAAGTGCCGATTCTTTAACTTGTAAGGTTTTGTTACCCCAAATAATTGTACCTGTATCAGAGAATGTTGCAATTGGGTTTATTCTGTTTTTGTAAAGGTTATCTCTTTCATCAAGTGTTAATTTCTTAAACGCTTTGATTGAGTTAACAATACCTCTTGAGTAACCCGCCACCGCGAACCAAGGATATGATACATTATCTGTCAATGCAATGTTTCTTACAACCTCCGCAGTTGGTGGGATGTAAAGTTGTGTGGCATTGTCAGTGTCTCTTACTTGAATCCAAGGCCAATATGTTGCTGAATAGTTAGAATCTAATCCTAAGTTATCAACTTCTTCAGAAATGTCGTCTGCCGATGTAATAAATTCAGGACCCGGAGCGTTCATGATATATAACGAATCCGCTCTTTCGTTTTCTACCATATCAATTGCTTGATTTACTAGTGAACTGTGATTTAAGAAATCGATACCAGGAGTTGCAAATACATTAATATCAACAGCTTCAGGGTTTGCAAATGTCTCAATACCTTGTAAATAAGAGTAGTAATCAGAATTAGCAACATCAACATTAAACACACCACCATTGTCTTGGTTGTTAAGTGTATATGTAGATTTACCAAAAATGTTAGCATCTCCGAATGTTCTTACGTTTCTATAGATGTCCCATCCATCAAAACCACCACATACCGCAAATGTAAATTTACGATTTGCTAATGTTGTAAGTTTATTACCTGTTCCTGATTGACCCTCTAAATCATATGGAGTTGTTTTAAACGCATATCCTGAGTTTGTTGCCCCTGTGATAGTTGATGCATTTGATGATAAGTGGAAACCGTGTGTTACACCATTTGCACCTAAACCCTTATATTTCAATAAATCTCTGTCAAAACCAATTTTAGAAGAAAGACCTAATGATACTTTTCTAATTTTATCACCACCTTCAATATTTTCAGAACCATCTGCGTCGTATGTTACAACATCACCAGCGTCATAGTAATCTGTTTTATATAAAACATCACCTAATTGTGAACCAGAACCAAAACTTGAATTAGTTGTAAATCCTTTGAACCCTGATGGGAAAGCATCTGTTGGGTGACTACTTGCCATTGACAACATTATATACTTTGAACGTAATTCATATTCACCATCTGATGTACCCACTTTTCTAGCAACATAACCTGGTAAATCAGGATTCATTGAACATCTTGAATATTTCTCAAGAACTACTTGATTGTCATCTGTATCGTTAAAATCACGTACAATTAAATCAAATTCACCCGTTTCAAGATTAATATTTTGAACTGTTATTTTAACTTGGAAGTTAGCGGCTTCACCGTCTGATATCGTAATAACATCAAACAAATCTGAAACGTTACCACCACGTACTTCTGAAACTACAGTTGGTGACAATGTCGTATCCCAAGATTTTATAAAGTTATCACCATCACTTTCATAAGCTTCGGTTAAACTTAAACCTCTTACATATCCTCTTTGGAACGCCTCTTTTAATAATTTTGGATAAACTTCATGAACATAAAGAGGAAATTCGGTTCTACTCTTATCAAATACACTTGTACCTAATACTTTTGTGATGTATTTTGTGGAAGTTGTATCTAAAGAACAAGTGTAAGATTTAGCACCCGTCGAACCCGTAACATTAATAATAAATTCACCTAATGGATTAATTTCAATGTTATCAACATCTTCAGTTATTGAGAAATAACCGTTTGTTGTAATTTCATGTGACAATGTGTTTCCACTATAACCACCTCTTGATCTCAAACCAGCAACAACTACGTTATCATAATCTGAGTTTAAACTAGCGTTATATGTGTATTTTGTTACATCAAATCTAGTTGTCCCACTATTGTAAATAAATTTATATGAATAAACTTCATCATTATTACTTGACACTAACGTATTGTACCATTCTTTTCCATTTACATTAACGTCATATAGTTTACCTGTTAATGGAGAAACCACTTCGGTTCCTGTTGGTTCAGACCCTGTACCCAATTCTCCCATAATAAACCAGTTATTATGATTTGCGGATGTGAACCCACTAAAAGTTTTGAAAATATAGTCAGTAATTGAATCACCATCTATTGATGTTTTACCCGATAATTCAGCGTAAAGAGTGCTACTTGTTAAATTTGCCATGGTGTTACCTGACATTACTAAACCTGTTGTTACTCCACTGTATGTACCTAAGTTAATACCTCCGATTGTTTTGATACCAAATGTTTTGTTTGGTTTATATCCTGTCAAACCTAAAATTCTTGTTACGAATAATTGGTTAGACTCTTGTAAATAAGATTTAGCAACATAAGGAAGTTCATATTTTGGATTTAAGTTACCGTCCTTTTCTGGAGAAGTACCACCAAAATATGTTTTAAATTCGTCGAAATCTGTAATTAAAATTGGTTCGAATGCTGGACCTTTTAATGTCTCACCCACTAAACCCAATGTTGTTACTCCGACGCTCTGTGCTACGAATGTTAGATCCTTCTCAGATGTGTAGACACCTGGAGAAACGAATACTCTGTTTGAATTTGCCATCGATTTTTGTTTGGTTAATTAATTTTATTAGTTATCTAATAAATATCTTTGTTTTTACCAAAGATTTCCCTACTTTTTTAAAAAAGATATATTTATATCTTTTATTATCTTTTATTATCCTTCTATATGGAAAACAAGCAGAAAAACGTAAAAATCAGTGACAAACACCACGAAATGTTAAAAATACATTGTGAAAAAAATGGATTAAAAATCTATAAAGTTTTAGAAAAATTTATAGAGGACACCTGTAAACCTAAAAAGAAAGACATTTACGGAGAAAGTTAGTGTAAGTATGTAACACCAATTACTGAACCGATAACAGGGACACCTAATAATGTTACTTGATTTGTTCCCGTAATGTCAAAACCAGAACCCTCCTCTTCAACAAGACCGTTAATATCTAAGGTAACAATCGCATCTATTGAATTTAATAACGTAAATGATACTGAACCGCCGTTATATGTGTAATATTCTGTCGAAACTTGTATGGTCTTACCGTAAGTGTCAACAATGATATTATTTCGTCCTTTATAATATGTTATAATAATAGTACTACCTTCTGAAGGGGCCTCACTAAAAGTAATTTTTGATGTAGTAGAAACGTGGAAATATTCAACATCTCTTTCTTGTAAAAGACCGTTAACTGAAACATTAAATAAAATACCAATACTTTCACCAACACTAAATTGGGTTTGCATACCATCACCCGTAAATGACATTACGGTAATATCGATAATTTTATTAACAAATTTCTTTTGATAACCCTTTGGTTCAATAAATTCATTTAACAATATCATTCTACTAATTGCTGGTTTTACTTCAAATTCTTCCGAATCTATAAGGAAACCTAACATTGTGAATTTATAATTCTGTAAATAAAATCTACGACCATCTATAAGTTCCATCGGTGTATTATCCTCAATACTGTCTAATATTAATGGTACATAGTGACCCTTTACGGTGGTGTACGCTTGTCTAGATGAGAATTTTTGTAATACTATCTTATTGAACTTGTTTAAATCTCTAATTTTAGTACATACAATATTAATTTCATATGTAATATCAATTGCCACTGGTTGTGGCATTTTATAAACGTCCGCACCTAATTGACTTCCGTTCCAAGTTGGTACCGAAGCGTAATAAAATGTACTTCTATCAGGTATGGTTCTTTG